CAAGCCCGTACAATCCCCAGAAGCCGCAAAGAATGAAGATAGGCTATCAGCTTACTTAATCGGAGATCACCACCTCAACGCTCTCTGCTGGTCCCCTGAGACGGGCGGCGATGACTGGGACGTTAACATCGCTCAAGACGTGCTAATTAAGGCAGTTGATAAACTGGTGTCGGCGGCAGGTGATGCAGAGGTAGGCGCGCTAATCAATCTCGGAGATTTTTTGCATGCTAATTCCGGTGATAATAAGACCGCAAAAGGCACGCCTGTCGATGTTGACGGAAGATTGGGCCGGGTCATTCGCGTTGTAGGCAATCTATTCAAAGTTTTAATCACTCGTATGCTGGAGACGCACAAGGAAGTGTGGCTAATCAACGTGCGAGGTAATCACGATCCCGATGCTAGCCTTTGGCTAAATGAGATGATGCGCTTGTACTTCGCAAGCGAGCCACGGGTCAAGGTCTTTGATAACTTCAGTAAGTGGATACATTTCGAGTGGGGAAAGACTCTAGTTGTTATGCACCACGGAGACCGGGTAAAGACTCAAGCACTTTACGAGGCTGTGACTCGCGACTACGCAGAGGAATGGGGCCGCTCTAAATACCGGTACTTGTACCACGGTCATATCCACCATCGTACAGTAACAGAGCTGGGCGGGTTGCATTTGGAGAGTTTTGGTGTGCTCTGTCCACCCGATTCTTTCCACTCAGCATCGGGCTATGGCTCCGCGCGCTCTATGTCCTGTGTCATACTCGATAAAAACTACGGTGAACACAGCCGGTTTAAAGTCGGTATTGATGAGGTCAAAACATGATACAAGTTCTTAGCTGTCCATTGCCTAACGGCGGGATGTCATTGATAAAGACTGCAAATATATGCGCCGTAACATCCGAGGAATGCTCTAGTGAGTGCAGAGTTTACGTTTCAGGCTGGGCCACTGAGGGGATCACAATCGATTTGCCCATCGACGAGTTCGTAAAAATGTGGATGTCGGCGTTACTCGATTTAGAGGAGGGCAGTCTAGACTATGACATCATATTTGGCCCAGATGCAATGCACTGAATGTCGTAAAACAATGGTGCCGCAGTTTAAGAAAGAGTACCCACACAAGCTTGATGGCTGGTCATGCGATTGCGGCCATAGTGAAAAAGCTATCTTACGAGAGAGGATGTTTACCCGTGCCAGCGCGCAAACCCAAGACAGTAGCAAAGCTTAAACAAGACGCGGCGACCTTACTTCAAAAACTTGTGCGCATGAAGTATGCCAATGACGACGGGTTTTGTGAGTGTGTTACCTGCGGCAAGATGGGCCACTACAAAGAAATGGATGGCGGCCACTTTGTTAGCCGGGGGCACAACGCCACTCTTCTTGTAGAGGAAAACATACACCCGCAGTGCAAGGGCTGTAACGGCCCCCGGAAGGGCAATATCGATAGCTATTCCCTGTTTATGATTGATACCTATGGCCTAGACGCAATGCGCGAGCTGATTGCCTCCAAGCATCAGCCCCGCAAATTCACTGCAATAGAGCTAGAAGACTTAATTACTGACTTTAAGCAGCGCATCAAAGAACAAGAGCATCGCCTGGCTGGCGTATAGCCATAACACAATATGTGATATAATTATCCTGCCTATATGGAGGTGATTATGTGTACGAAAGTGAAACGTGCCATGTTCTGTACTCGCAATGGCTATAAGCATATAGAAAATCTCGAAACAGTTTGCGTTCTGGTCGGGAGGTTGAAGGGTCTTACTGAGTCTGAGTACCTTGATCTGTGTGCTATTAATAAGCTAGAAAATGCGCGTGCGCTAGAGATGGCAAAGCATTACCCGGCTCGGTAACTAAGCGAGCTTACCTCGGGTGAATCCACCCTAACCTTCTGCCCCCTAAAAAAGCGTCACATTTGTCGCAAACCCTTGTGTGCAATAACACCCTTTGTTAACTTAACTGCATTGGTTTTAAGGGAGAAAAGTATGTGGGGATACACGATCATTGGTCGGGACGGAGGCGAGGCGTACACGTCTGAGCCTGAGTACGAATCAGAGATGGAGGCTTACAAGGCGGGTGATTTAACCTTGTGTGACATGAACGAAGGCTCTATGGAGGTTTGGGAAGATTAATGGCAAAGCCAGCAAACCCACACCATCACATGACGTACTCAGAGGTTGCTGAGGTGTTAGGTGTTAGTCGTCAAACCATTAAAGTGATTGAGCGCAAAGCGTTTGAGAAGCTAAAAAACAACAAACAGCTAAGGGAGTATTGGCATGGACTTATCGCAGAAGAGGGCGGCATTGATCGCGCTAGTGATATTTTTGATAGGTCTGGGACTGGTGGGTAACGCAGACTACGAAGACGAGCTTGCAGAAGAAGCTTTTTATGTGGAGATGGTTTGTGACGGCAAGTGGCCTGACTACAAAGAGTTAGGTGTGACGTGTGAAGATCTCTAAGCAAGAAATGGCAGAGGCGAAAGACCTTTATGATAAGGGTGTAGATGTCTGGTCTTTGTCCGAGGCTTTTGGCGTGCATTACGACACAATGCGCAAATATCTACGCCAGTACGAACTATATGGTGTGTCGATTTTTACCCCTCATCCACAATATGTTGAGAAAACAGAGGATTAGCGTAAAATAATTAGGTACTCAACTGTTGGGGGTAATTAAATGCTCCAAGTGGTGAACATAAAGTGGCACGCAATCGAGGTCGGTAATATGCCGGGCGAAGAGCGCACTGTTCTCGTTGCTTTTGACGACATGTCTGTAGAATCATGGCCACTAACAGTTGAGGACATTTTGGACGGAGAGATACGGGCAGGACGCAGCATGGGGCTGTACTGGGCCGACTCAATACCGCACCCAGACGAGGAATGACACGGTGGCAGCTACAAGACGGCAGAAGGTACGCGCTGTTAAAGATGAAGAGAACAGACGCGCATTAAGCATTAGGGGTAAGGCCGAGTATATATTTGATTTGATTGATCAAATTGGCGAACTAGACCCTAAATCAGACGAGCACTTCCAAGCTAAGGTACAGCAGAAGAAAACCCAAGCTGAATTACGCCTTAAGATGCTTGCTAAGACGCTTCCAGACCTCAAGCAAGTAGACGCTGATCTCACTAGCAGTGATGGCTCTATGACTCCACCAATGGTGATTGAACTTGTCGCAAAAGGTCTCGATTGAACTACCGCCTAAGCTAGCCAGTCTATTTACCGGCGAAGCTAGGTACAGGTGCTCTTACGGTGGACGTGGCTCTGCCAAGACTCGCTCATTCGCATTAATGACTGCGGTCTGGGGTATGCGCTGGGGAGTTGCCGGCAAGCAAGGTCAGATACTCTGCGCTCGTGAACACCTTAACTCTCTGGATGAATCCTCTATGGAGGAAGTGAAGTCCGCTATACGGTCCGTGCAGTGCCTGGCTGACTACTACGAGATCGGTGAGAGATACATTCGCAGCAAGGATGGACGCATCACTTACGTGTTCGCAGGTCTACGAAGAAACCTCGATAGCATTAAGTCAAAGGCTCGTATCTTATTGTGCTGGGTAGATGAGGCAGAGACGGTTACTGAGACGGCTTGGCAGAAGCTTATCCCTACAGTGCGAGAGGATGACTCCGAGATATGGGTAACCTGGAACCCTGAGAATAAGCACTCCGCTACTCATGCGCGTTTTCGTATGACTGAGCCAGAACATTGCAAGATGGTAGAAATGAACTGGCGGGATAATCCGTGGTTTCCTGATGTGCTTGAGCAGGAGCGCCAAGAGGATCTCAAGAAGCGCCCGGATGTCTACGATCATATATGGGAAGGTGACTTTAGAATCTTCTCAGAAGGCGCTTACTACACTCAAGAGATGGCTAATGCCTTGCACGAGAACCGTATAGATCGCGTTCCATACGAGCGCTCAGTCGGCGTTGTGACGGCTTGGGACTTAGGTGTGGGCGATAGCACTGCTATTTGGTTCGCTCAGTTTGTAGGGCCAGAGGTAAGGCTTATAGACTACTACGAGAACGCCGGCGTTGGCTTAGATCACTATGCGCGGATACTGCAAGAGAAAGGCTATGTCTATGAGCAGCACATTCTACCTCACGATGTGAGGGTCAGAGAGCTAGGCAGTGGCCGGTCTAGGCTTGAGGTATTAGATAACTTGGGTGTGAAACCTGTAGAGATTGCGCCACAGCTAAACGTCGATGATGGCATTCAAGCAGTTAGGTCAATCCTTGATCTTTCTTACTTTGACAAAGACAAGTGCGAGAAGGGTATCGATTGTCTCAGGCAGTACAGGCGGCAATATAACGAGACGATGATGGTATGGAATGAGCGGCCTTTGCATGATTGGACCTCACATTGCGCAGACGCCTTTAGATACTTAGCGATTGGATACCGTAAGACCTCAGACTGGGGTGCGCCAATACGCAGGAACTTACAGGGTATTGTCTGATATAATCGGCTTTCTACACTGGAGGCTTCATGGCAATTGGCTCTCGCTTACGCGGCATTCTTGATGAACTAATCACTGCTGGATTCCCAGAAGAAACTGCTGAGCGCATTGTTACCGGCCAACTTCCAATGGATACCGCGTCTCGTATGCAGCGTGCTGAGGCTATGGGCTTCGATCCTTCTAACGTGCAATATCACGGCACAGAAGCAGATATCACGCAGTTCAGACCTAGTGCAAAAGGCAAGATGGGGCCAGGTGTTTACACTACGCCCAGCCCATCAAAGGCGTCTGTATTTGCAGGATATCCAAGTCCCTATGCCGAAGGCGGCAATGTTATGCCTTTGTTATTGCGCGGTGACTATATTAAGCGTGCCGACGCTTTTGATCTAAGGCCTGAGATTAGCGGCAGAGAAGGCCAGCGCATCTTGAATGAAACGCTTGAGGGCATGGGATACGCCGGTAGTAAAGCAGGGGAGCGAGGCTCTTTAGCTCCTGAGGCGGTAACATTTGATCCTCGTAATGTCCGCTCCCTGTTTGCCGCATTCGACCCTGAGTACAAAGGCTCTAATGTCCTTGGTGACCGGGCGATACCTGTTGCTGGGGCTGGATTGTTAGCTGCCGCAGCTATGGCACCAGAGGAGGCAGAGGCAGGCGTTATTAAGGCGTTTGGCCGTGAGTTTGACCCTAGATTCGACCCTCGCGCTAAAGAGCAGGAAAGGCTAAGAAACGCAACGTTTACGATAGATGATCGTGGTACTCAGGATATGCCACGCTTAGCTTTATCGTCATTAGAAGGCAGGCCATTTGTCACGACTCAGTCAGACAGAACACAGGCTGGCGGTCTACTTACGGCCATTAATGATGTTGATTTAAACGTCCCTGTTGACCTGCGTGGCGGCCAAGGATTTATGTTTGAAAACCCAGCGGCTTGGGCTTCTGGGGGGAATGTCATTACGAGCTTAATGAAGGCTAGAGATGAGTTTCCTGGCGAGACTCCATTGATGCTCCCATACCGAATGACTCCAACCGGCGGTGATTTTGCAACAATGACAGGCGAAACTATGATTGGCTATGCGTCTGCTAATATGACAAGCAAAACGAAGAAACAGCTAGACAAGCAAATCAAAGAGTTAATACCAGAATGGAAAGGTGTAGATAGCCCAGAAAGCATAAAGCAATTCCAAAACGCAAAAACAAACGTGCGCAAGTACATTCAGCAACAAGTTATGGATGTAAATTTCCGCAATGAAGGCGGCTTAAGTATTGGCGAAGCTCGGTTGGCGGTGACTGACCCAAAACAGGCTCAAGCAGGCGACTTGCAAATACAAAACATTGGAGAGATTTTTGCAGGAGCAAGGACGCCATCTGACCACCCTGCTTATCCATTTAACTTGCCTGGCCAAGGACTAGGCTACACAGACCAAGAAGTAAACATCTTTGAACTAATGCCAGAAGCTCGTGTTGGTGCGGATCAGCGCTTCGTTGCAGACCCACAACGACCAACAAGAAGTGATGCACGAGCGTTAGAAATGAAGCCCTACACTGGACGCATTACGGAAGACATACTTCTCGGTCTAGAGGCTCGCGGTGTTAATGTAAACGCCAATCCAATGGTTACAGCGGCGGCAGTAGCGGCAGGACAAGAGGCAGAGGGCTTGCTTGCACAGCTCCCACAGAAAGATAGTGAAGCGTATAACTACAGCGACTTACTTCCAATCAAGCGGTCAAAAGACCCAGAAGCGCGCGAGGGATTGCTAGGCGGTTACAGCCCAGCATATACCGGAGTCGTCGAGGATATGATTGAAGGATTATTAAAATTTAGCACTCAAGCAAAACGTGGAATATACAATCCAGCGGCTGCGAGTGAGTTCCTGCTATAAGCAAGGTATAATATGGCGACACCACGCAAAGGCAAGGCAAAGGTTAAGGTTACGGCTTCCGGTAAGAAGGTATCGTATGGGCAGGCCGGTAAAGCCAAGGATGGTAAGTCGCGAGTACGGCCAGGAACTAGCAAGGGAGACGCCTATTGTGCGCGATCCGCTGGTCAGATGAAGAAGCACCCGAAAGCGGCTGCCAATCCTAACTCACCTTTACGCTTGTCTCGTAAGCGGTGGAAGTGTTCTGGGACTAAATCAAGGAGCAAGTAATGGCCTACGGTTACGGTAAGAAAAAGAAAGGCAAGAAGCGAGGGAAGTAATATGCCAAGTAAGCGAGGGCTATACGCCAACATTCAAGACAAGCGTAAGCGCATTAAAGCCGGTAGCGGTGAGACCATGCGTAAGGCTGGAGAGAAAGGTGCGCCAAGCGCAAAGGATTTTAAGAAAGCCGCCAAGACAGCCAAGAAGCCTGGCAGGAAGCGTAAGTAATGGCACTGACTAACTATGCGGAGCTGAAAAGCTCTATTGCTGACTTCCTTAACCGGGATGATCTTACGTCTGTTATACCGACGTTTATCTCACTGGCAGAGGCTCAGTTCGCGCGCGATCTACGTCACTACAAGATGGAGAACCGCGCCACAGGAACCATCGATAGTCAGTTTATGACTAAGCCCGGCGACTGGTTAGAGACTATTCGCATCAATATTACGACCTCAAATACACGCCCCTTAGACTTACTAAGCGCGCAGGCAATGGTCGATAAGCGAGCTAATCACCTCGACACTACAGGTATCCCACGGTATTACAGGCACTCTGAGAATCAGTTCGAGTTCTTCCCAAGCCCCGATGGGAGCTATGGCGTAGAGCTATTGTACTATCAGCGTGTACCTGCCTTATCTGACTCTGTTACAACCAACTGGTTGTTAACTGAAGCACCAGATGCGTACTTGTATGGCGCATTAATTCATTCCGCACCATATCTATCGGAAGACCAGCGCACGGCTGTATGGGCGCAACTATTCGGCGCATCATTACAGCGTCTTAATCAATCATCGGACGAGGCAACACATTCAGGTAGCGGCCTTGTTATGCGTAACAGGGGGCTTGCATGAGCTTTACTAATTTCCTAGAAACAGAAATCCTTGACCATGTATTTGGCGGCAATGCTTACACTGCCCCAGGTACTCATTACCTTGCGCTGTTCACAGCCGCGCCTAGCGATACCGGCGGTGGCACTGAATGTACTGGTACTAGCTACGCACGCCAGACTGTAGCGTTTAACGTGTCAGGCAATGAAGCCACTAACAGCGCTGCAATCGAGTATCCGACAGCAGGCAACAACTGGGGTACGATCACACACGTAGGCGTCTTTGATGCAGCCTCTAGTGGCAACCTTATGGCTTATGGAACGCTATCTGCGTCCAAGGCTGTAGAGACCGGGGACGTGTTCCGTGTGCCTGCTGGTGACTTAGACATTACCTTAGACTAATGAACTACGGTCAGTGGAGATACGGCTATGCCGCGTATTCCACGGCTGACCTTGAGGAAGGTGCTAGTCTAGGTCCAGCAACATCCTCAGTGGCCGTTAGCTGTGTTCGCGTTAGGTTTGGCGACCTTACTATTGCAGCATCGGCAACCGTGTCTCCATTGGGGCTACGTGTCCGTAGAGGCGCATCCACTATTGCGTCCACATCGGCAACTAGCCCATCAGGCTTGCGAGTACGGATTAGTGGCTCTGCAATCTCCGCTACATCTGCAACAGCTCAGGCAGGGCTAAGGGTTCGAGAGTCATCCTCTGCAATTAGCGCCACATCAGCAAGCACTTCATCCGGTCAGCGAATAAAGCAAGGCGCATCTGCGGTATCTGCCTCTGCGACTGTCACGACCGCTTCTCAGAGGGTTAGAGAGACCAGTACGGCGATTTCTGCTACTTCTGCTACGTCCAGTGGGGTTGAGGTTACACGCAACGTACAGAGCGCTATAAGCGCCTCTAGCGCTACCTCATCGACTGGCGCGAGAACATTTAGCGGGACATCTGCCATTGCCAACACATCGGCGCAGACAGCGTCTGGCGTTAGAACATATTCAACAAGCTCAAATGTGGCCGCAAGTGGTATAATCGCTGTCAGTGGCTTAAATACAGTACGCGGATCACTGTCAATCACAAGCGTGGCGACAGTAACCCCAACCGCAGCACTTATCCTCTGGATTGATCAACCAATTGATGCAGAGACTTGGACTGACCAGGCAGGCAATGACGCTAACTGGTCCGACGTTACATTAATAGGCGCGACATGGGCTGATCAAACAGCTAGTGACGCAAATTGGACTGATCAAACCATCACCGACGAGACATGGGAGGCCGCTTAAATGGCTGACACTACAACGACTACGTACAGCCTGGTTAAGCCAGAAGTAGGAGCCTCAGAAGACACTTGGGGAACTAAACTCAATACCAACCTAGATAGCATCGATAACCTATTAGACGGCACTACAGCGGTCACAGGCATCGATATCAATTCAGGAACTATCGACGGGGCTGTCATTGGTGGCTCAACAGCAGCGGCAATTACCGGCACAACCATTACTGGCACATCGTTTGTTACTTCTGGAGACATGACCTTCGGCGACAACGACAAGGCTATCTTCGGTGCGGGTAGCGACTTAGAAATCTACCACTCAGGTAGTCACAGCATCATTAATGAAACAGGTACAGGCGAGTTAAAGATTCAAGCCACTAATCTTCGCTTGCAATCTGCTTCTGGTGCTGAAAATTATTTAACCGCCGATCTTGATGGGGCGGTGCGTATTTACAACAATGATGCCCAAAAACTACAAAGCACCTCCACAGGCATCGACGTTACGGGTACTGTGACTTTTGGTGATAGCCATACTATTGGCGATGATGGTTTCGACAATCTTGTTATTGCTTCTTCTACAGCAGAAAACATTATTTTAAACGCAAATGATGCAGGAGTTACTGTAAAAGGCGATACACAATTTTTGGTTGAAACAGAATTTGGCACAGACCGCTTTAAAGTAGATACGTCTACAGGCGACATCAGCTTTTACGAAGACACTGGCACAACTGCAAAGCTTACATGGGACGCTAGTGCTGAGAGTCTTAACTTTGCTGACAACGCAAAGGCCATCTTTGGTGCTGGCTCTGACCTACAGATTTATCATGATGGATCTAATAGCATTATTCAAGATTCTGGTGCAGGCAACCTTCAACTACGTGGAGCCTCTTATGTCATTATGCAAAGTGACGAAGGCGAGAATATGGTGCGTGGTCAGAAAAACGCAGGCGTTCGTCTTTATTACGATAATGCAACAAAGCTAGACACCACCGCCACAGGCATCGACGTTACGGGGACAATTGTTGGCGACGGTTTGACTGTTGATGGCAACATTGCGTTTTCAAATGCAAGCAGTTCTCCACAAATTAATAGTAACTTAAGCCT